TCAAGAACTATACCTCACTGGTTCCCAAGGCAGAGGTCGACAAGTTCCTGCGCGACTTGAAAGAAAATGCGCAGTCTTCCGTGGGTGTTATGATTAGTCGTACCACCGACATTCATGGGAAGAATGGAGGTGGACCTCTACTCTGTGAGTTTGATGGCGATAAAATGATGATCTACATCAATCGCTTTGAAGAGTTCTGCGGAGAAGATGAATACAAGGTCTTTTCCATGTTACTAGGACTCTTTCGAATCTGGTGGGAGTATCACCGTGAAGAAAATAATGGATTTGATCGTGTTGAAGTGATCCGTGAATTGGAGCGATCGATCGAGGAGCTGGCAAAGCGTCGAACCGATTGGAAACGCCATCGAGCTCATCTGGATGAGATCGGTCGCTGGACAACGGATCTGATCGATGAATGCGAAGATCGGATCGATCGGATCTTGAAAAAAGTGCGTAATGTTTCTGAGCTGGCCGCGCCTTCTGCGGCGATTCCTGAAGGAGTCTTTCGAGATTCGGGTGAAGATAAAGAACGGATCTGGGTTGGATCGATCATGCGTTGTTGCGTCGCAGGAGGAGAAATCGAAGTTCGTGAACTGGTGGAACTCTTAAAATCTCAACACAAACTGTCTAGCGATACGATCCGATCCAATATCATGTCGGTTCTCCGAGATACAGCAGTGATCAAAAAAGGGATCGTCAAATGGGTCACTGGTATTTCTAAGTTTATTCCACCTTGCGCCATTCAGATCGGAAAATAAAACAGATTATTTCTTAGCGTGTACCTTAACATCATGAAGTTCATACACTTTCGTTTCAGGAATCAAGTGAACCCTTCTAGGGACTTTCACGTTTACCAAATGTATTTTGCGTGAGTTCTTACGTGAACGAACACGCGTCAACTGAAGAACCGTCGAACGCTTCTTTGAACCTTTTCGCATTTTCTTTTGTCTAAACTTTTTTACTCGTAATGGCTTTGTAGCACTCGTAGTAGGAACAAGTGTGATTGACGTGAATCGAATTGCTTTAGAGCTGTATGACGGTGCTGCCTTAGTCGGTTGTACAATTGCCGCCTTTGATACAACCTTTAAAGGCGACGGTGATGATTCTTGTGTTGTATTTGGAGACTTTGCCATATGCGTGGATGAATGTTCGCTCATCTGTATCGACAAGAAGATACAGATTCCTATTACAACAAATAGAAGGCATATCATTATGATATCATAGCGCGTACATCGTGGAGTATTCTTCATGGTTACCTTTCAATATCCCCATCTATCTGATTCAATTTTTCAATAAAAATACACACTATTTTTATTTAAGAACGGGAAATATTTGTAATAATTTCTTGGAGTAATCCGTTTGACATGAGACTACATACATCCGACAATGCCGAATGACACTCTCGATATCGTTTTCGCTCAGGGCTTTGTGGTGTTAATGCTAACATGGCGATCATTATCGTCAATGCGATAATTGCAGAAATGGTGTCTGAATAGGGGTTACGATGCATGGTTGATTTTTATCAACCACTGTTACGGGTTCAATTTTTTAATGACATTTTCCAATATGCGTCTGCTTCAGATGATGATGATGATAGGCTCCACTATCACACAGTGCGACGCATTTCCTATATTCATCATGGCGTTCTGTTAGGACTAACTTTGATGCTGGTAGGTAGACACCAGGATAGTCATTCCCTATACTAACATCATACATCAGGAATGCCGAACATATGATTAATAATGTATATACGTAGCACCACATGACTTATCCTTTGATTATACGGAGATCACGATCAATTTTATGATTTTTTTTTTGTAATTTCTAATAAATGAACTCGGCAGAAATCCGGCAACATATGCGCCATTTTCTTACTGTTACCCTTGACTTCGATCAAGCGAAACAGTATCTCATTCCTCTCCGTCCTACGGCGATGGATGGTTATACATTGATCGAAAGTCGTTGTCTATGGTTTTCTTTGCTGATTTACAAATTTAAAGTAGAAACCAATATCACACATGGCGTATGGGTCGCCGCACGAAACTTCATATTAGAAACCTTACGTCAAGAGGGTACACGCGACACGTCCGCGCGCATCTTTCTTTCTCTCTTCGAGGAATGGAAAAAACAGGATCATATCTCCTTTGTCAATGAAGTAATCGGGTATTATCTTGAAGTTCTCCACTTGAAACAAACCATTGAAGAAACCAGAGAGGAGAATACCATTGCGGAGTGGAAAGACAACTACCAAGGATTGATTCATAAGATCCGTGATGCCGCGCAGCGCATGGGATTCTTGGCAGAACTCGATGCGCGTGTTGCAGAGGTCGATCGTGTTCGTCATTCTCTCGTTGAAAACATGATGAAGCGAGTTTACTGGGACATGATTGAAAATGACATTAAAGAAGAAAAATACAGCACAGTCATTTGTCAGCTTCTTGAATTAAAGGACCTTATCAAAGAGATCATTCCTTCTCGATTTCATCCCGATCTTCACGACAAGTTCGATATTGAGTTTATCCAGACGAATTTGGAACAACAAACACTTGATCCTGCGTATTTGATTTCGCTTTGTCGTTGGATCATGGATTCCATGAAAGAATGGGACAGCGCCTCCACTCGCCCATTGTATGATCGCGAGATTTCTACCTGGGAACAATCGATTGGAACACTTGAATGGCCACGTTTTCTTCGTTTCAGCTTGGAACTCTGTACACTTCTAGCACTCGACGCCAAAACACGTGTTTCTATTTGGCGTTCCTTGATTCGACCTAAATCCGAATGAGAATAGGAGAGTAGCATGCGTACCGTTGTGATCTTTACAGGAGCACTTCGAACGATCAAAAAGACCATTCGGTACTTTAAACAGAATGTTCTTCGTGACGGCGTCGATGTGTTTGTCTGTGTTCAAAATGATACCCAACAATCCGATGAAGAATGGACTTCATGGTTTCAGGAACAAATGGGCGCCCATCTTCGATCGATCGAATGGTTCTCCTTGGCCAAACATCCTGAATGGATTATTCACCGTGATCAATTATTAGAACACCTTCAACTCGACAATGGGTGGAAAAATTACCTACGTACTAGCGGATCCATGATCGAATATTTTCAGTTACAGTTGGCGCATATGAAGGTTTGCTTATATGAACAGCAAAATGGATTTCAATATGATTATTTAGTCCGTGGTCGCACGGATTCGATCTATGCCAAACCCGTCGATTTTCACTGGCTGACCTGGACCGATGAGGAAGTGGGTCAGCGTTTAGAACGGATCCGATCCGAACTGATCCGATCTTCGATCGATGTGAATGATCGAAGTCTCCTCCAATATTTTATGTCCACGATCACTTCCGATACAACCATCCCCAATTTACCACGGATCTTTGCGGATTATGTATTGAACGATGCGGATCGCACACCGATCGGATCGATGGATCCAATTACGGTCAATCGTTATCTTAAGAATGGACGCTATATTCTGACCATACGAAAAAATAACCTCTACATTGTCCGCCGTTCCTTGTTCTTTTTAATACCCTCCTTGGGAACAATGTATGGTCTTCCTCGTACTCCTGCTGCCGATGATTATTGGTTCAATGCCGAGTGTCAATTTCGGTCCGCCTGTTATTTTTCAGGATTGTCTATTTTCGATTATAGTACCTTATTTGAAGAGAAGTCACTCGAATATCCGAGTAAATGGAGAGAAGCTGACTTTTTTGATTTAGAGTTTAATTTGATTAATCCGTCGATGTTGTATTGCGTAGTTCGAAAGTAACCTAGTGGCGTGACTTACCAATTCGCGTGCCATTTCGAAGAACCATAAAGTTCTCTTGAGATGATAGAGGCATCCATGACTGATCCACTTCCGCAAACCGATCCGACAAGGTTGATGAGCGATCCCTACCTTGTACCAATTGTTCTAGTTGCTGTTCTTGCTTTTCTTGTTTTATTTGTGGTGATTGTCCTTGCGTAACGAACTCTTCGTCCGAGGTGCTAGAGTCATCCATCTCCAATGGGGGCATAACGACATCGTCATATGCAAAGGGTGGAATGGAATGAAAGTCTTGAAGAATGCCACCCAGATTCATATCCATCGCGTACCAGCGATGCTCGATTTCCGTCCAACGCATTCCTGTCACATCTTCCGATACATCCGCACGATGTTTATACGAAATCGCCTCAATGGTATGGATTCCTTCCATTTGCTCATCGGATAAGCACAGAATCTTTTGAATCGATTGACGAACTGTATAATCCTTGTGATAATGGAAATCGCCCGAGAAGTCCTCCATGACGATTTCATGTACATTATTGTATCGTCTCCAAATGTTGAAGTAATGTTGATTGTAGATACGGATGGTGCCAAGGAAATCCAGTTTCTGCGTAACATGGCCGTTCGGCAACATGATCTTGGAAAGGGTATCGAGATGGTGAGAACGAGACATGAATTACGGGTTGATTTCAACCCATCCGCTGATCGATTTCAATTTTATTTGCGACAGCTTAAATCTTTTTTTAGATGTAATAGTAGAATGGGTATCATCAACAACGACGTATACGTTTGCTCCAACGGTGTTCAGAAGACAGGCACCTACATTTCCTTTGCGACAGAAACAATTTATATTGTCCAGAGTTCGAATGGCATGTATCCTATGCCGACTCAGGTGATGCCATCCTCTAGTACACCTAGCTATAACGTTCGTGCCAACTATCGCATCTTCTGGGATCAGGAGTGTCGTGAGACGGGCAAGACCTTCATTGATTTGAAGTCGATTAATGCTACTCTGACGGCAGATCAGTTGAACAGCAACATTTATAGTATTCTGTATGCCGAACTGAAAGCGCTTTACCCGAATTCGGTCGACGAAATGGTTGTAGCACCTGTTGTAGCACCTGTTGTAGCACCTGTTGTAGTAGATGCGTCCACTATGTCTCCCAATTAAGTTCTTATTCCTGATGTATTTCCTATGGATTCTTACTCCACGCGATATACATTATTGCGCCATGAATTGTTTCAGATTTTGTACATCTTTACGTAAATCACTTACATTTGCCATTACCGTTTCAGGTGAATAGGATACATTCTTATTCAAATACACCATCGGAGGATTTGTCTTGTCTGCCATTTGATCATGATACAGCGAGTTTCCTTGCATGTCTATATTGGATACCGTTTCCCCTGCGGTTGACTCTTTCGGAGGATCCGCTTTACAAAGTGCCGCGTCTTTTACTTGACCATCGCATACCGTATTGTCTTTTACCGCTACGCATGTATTACTGGAGGGACACCACGAACAACTTGATTTGTTCGCACATGATACGCATGTGGTATACTCTGCGCACGATACATCCACAAACGTCTCTTTATGTTTGGATGAACGAATAAAGAGTAAGATTAACAACAACAATACTAATACGACAAGGCGATCCATCTACTACTTATTTCTTTAATGTATGGCGGCGATTTCTTCGTGTTCGTCTTACTGATCCATGTGTTACGTTGTGTTGAATCATAATATCTTCTAGCGCTTGTTTCATGATACGAATCCCATTCTTACTACATGTAGTACAATTAGAAGAATTAGGAGTCACTTTTCGGATCAGATGTAACAAATCTGTCATGGTAAAGGCTGTCGCATCCAAATGAATTATTTCCTCTTCCCATACATCCGTAAGGTATCCATATAACTCATACCCATTTACTCTTGCTTCTTCCAAACACTCTACATAAATCTGTGCGATCCGATCAAATGAATTATATGTTTTGTACTCTGGAACCTTATAGTAATTATTCTGAAGAGCCTCTTGAAGGGACGGGTGCTGCTGATCATCAAAAAAGAAGACGTTTTCAGTCGTTATGTTCTCTGGCGCACCATGCGTAATCAAAATGGTTTGGAGGGTATCCCATGATTTTGTGTTATGAGGCGATGTATACTGGTCAAGAAATCGACATGAATGATTCCAATGAATACATGGCCCAATGATTGGGATTCCAATCGAACGGTGAATGATATCTCGTATGAAATGTAAACTGGGAAGATATCTGTTATTGCTATAGATCGCGACCCCTTTTATGATCGGGCGCATACGAGCAATCTTGCGCATAACGGCAAGGATTCCAGGACGAAGAATCCCAAGCGGTTGATCCGATTGTTCCTCTCTCACGACTCGATCCACAAACCGTTCATACGCGATGGATAGCTTCGTATTCAAATCGTCTGAAAAATAGGGCATTAAAAAAGGATGTTTTTCTTTTATAAGACTCTTTACCGTTAGCGACATTAAAAAATAGCAAACGATACTAATGTCTGCCAATGTTTGGTCTAAATCAAATACAATATAGCTCATTACCTGGAGCATTCTTTTTTATTTAGGAGCGATTTTAGGCCCTCGGCGAATGATTTGCTTTCCATCGATGCGTTCCGTGGGTGGAATGTAACGTAATCCGAGAAAGCGAAAGATGTTCTCCTCTGATTCCATCTGCGGGACAGGCTTGGATTCTGTGGGAGTCAAGGCGTGTTCACGTGGTGAAGTCACCTTTGTTAAGGCGTGTTCATTCAATGTATATCCCTTATTCAACGCATGTTGGCGAAACGCTACATTGAACCGATCCGATCCGGTAAAGTAGAGAACCGAATACGCATATTCCTCTTCAGGCGTCATCAGTAAATCGAGACGACGTGCGACCGATGCTTCATCACGACGGCAAATTGCCATACACTTGTGCTCTCCAATCGCAAGAACCTCTTCAATATAACCAGCCTTCTTAAGATTCTCTACGATTTGCGCCAGGTGTTGTTTCACCTCCTTTGTTCCTTTCGGGACACGAATCAGAACATCAATGTCGCCCGATGTCTGTAGACCACGGCGAAAACTTCCCACAATTTCGGCGGTGAACGGCTTCAAATAATGGAAAATGATGTCCTGGTGCTCCATCATTTCCTCGCGCGGAATCCGCTCCAAGAGTTGCTCGTAATATTTCAGGCCCACCGTTTGCTTGTCATTGAGGAGTTTAGGATTCTTGATGAGTTCCGTGCGGAGTTCCTGAATGGTTCGAAACCCCTGTTTGGTTAGGTCCGTTGCTTTCGCAGGACCCACTCCATAAATGTTTTGGAATGCGGTAAGGGCCTCTATCGGATACAGAGCTTTCGCCTTTTCGGCGGAGCGAAGCTGACCCGTTTCCAGAATCTCTTTGATTTTCTTCTCGATTTGTGTTCCCAACCCCTTCATAGACTTGACATCCTCAAAGGATATCACGGGTTCTTGGCGTTGTTTCAATGCGGTAATGACGGTTTGGTACGCACGCGCTTTGAACGGCTGTTTGTCCGCCAGGTCACGCTTTCGCAGAATATCCAGTGCTTGGATGATCGTCTCTTTGTAATCCATGGCTTGTGTGTTTTCTAAAAAAATAGTTTATTTCAATTTTTTTATCGAAAGAATGGAAGCGGGTGTTCCTCTTTATAAAACGGGAAGTCTGTGACTTGGTACGTCCATTTGATTTTAATGTTATTGTAATGATCATGAATGGTATATGTCTTCATCACACCCTCCTCATTTTTCATGTATTTCAGAGTCGTATCTTCGTCGCGATCAATGTAGAAGTTTAGAAGAATGGTGTCACCCGACTTGGTTCGTGGAACAATTTTCAGTGCACGTCGGTACGATTCGCTGATGCCTGATAGCGTGCGTGGAATCCGCTTCGGTGATTCTTGAGACAATGAAACCAGTATCTGTGCTGCTTCCTCCATTCTCTTTGTTTCAGACCGAGTTTGCATGTGTGACTTCTCACTCCATTGTGTCTGTTATTTCAATTTTTATCGGATCATCTAAAGTCTTGGTTCCTTCTTTCTTTATGAAGTTTGTTCGTAACACGCTCGTAGATCCTTCCGCATATTGGAACGGGATAAAACCGTTGCCTGATGAAATCAATGTCATCAGCTTTCATCCTCAAATGGCCGAGTTCGAGCTTCTTTCCATTCTCTGTACCCTCCAGGGCTATCTCACCGCATTTGATTTATTAGCAGGAGCCGTAGCGGATACGGAGAAGGATCGTGATATTCAGTCGGTCATGACCGCATTTCATTCCTATCTCTATCCCAAAATGCCTCTTTCCAATTATACCGAAACCGATTGTCGGTCTAAACCATCTTCTGGAAAACGTAGCGCACCCATCGATCCTTCATAAAATTTGATGTTTGATTGTCTATAAAAATAGACACACCAATGGCAGCTGAATCCAAGAAACTCAAGAACCAAGTTGTTGAGCCTGAACTATGCGTCGTTTGCTCCGACCGATTTACCACCATTCTTCGCAAGAAAACCACATGTAAGTTTTGTAATGCTAGTGCCTGCTGTAAATGCGTCGAGCAGTACCTTCTGACACGTCATGAAGATGCCCACTGTCTTCATTGTCGTGTCAATTACAACGATGCCACCCTCCAAGAAATCTGTACACGTACCTACCTCAACCAAACCTACTTCAAACATCGCCAAGAGGTTCTCATCAACCGCGAACGTGCCAACCTCCCCTTGCTTCAAGATGCCGCCTTGCGAGAAAAACGCATGCGAGACCGCTGGGCACAAGAAGCCATTATCAATAAACGCATTGGCGAGTGTACTCAAGAGCGTCAACGAATCAACGCTGAACACAGCAAATTATACGTTCTGACCTATGGACCACAGCGTGTTCAAGGAGAACTACATCGCGAACGTCTTATTAAACTACAAGAGCTTAGTGACCAAATGGAAGAATTTCGCGACCAAGTCCGACAAGAAAAACATTTGCTGTACCTCATGCGCTGGCCTGCGAATACGGGCGCCGAAGATGCGGCCGGCGAAGAAGAGAAAAAAGAAGAAGAGAAAAAGAAGTTCGTTCGACGCTGTACTCGAGATGGATGCCAGGGTTTCCTTAGTACCGCATGGAAGTGCGGGTTGTGTGAGTGGTATAGTTGCGCCAAGTGTTTCGCCGTGAAGGGTGAAACACATGATGTGGAACACGAGTGTAAAAAGGAGGACGTTGAAACCGCCGAGCTCATCAAGAAAGACTGTAAGCCGTGTCCAAAATGCGGCGAGTTCATTGAGAAATCCTCGGGCTGCGACCAAATGTTCTGTATTAGCTGTCAGACACCCTTCTCTTGGATAACCGGTAAAATCGTCACCTCTGGTCCCATTCACAACCCACACTATTATGAGTGGATGAAGCGAACCGGCGGTGCCATCCCACGTAATCCGGCCGATGTCCCATGCGGCGGCTTTCCTGGTGCGTGGGAACTCGTGCGATTTCCTCGCGGCATCAGTCGAGCGGTTTCCACCCCCTTCTACGAGTTTCACCGCGTGTGTATGGAACTACAAGACTTATCTACCCGTCAGTATCGTAGTCATATCGACCAGGCTCCTTTAAACCAATTGAACATTAAGTTCCTTCTTGGAGAGCTTGATGAAAAGAAATGGGGCCGCCTTCTTGCGGTTCATGAGAAGAAACGAAAACGCGATGCGGAAATCCAAGAGGTTCTAGGGGCCTTTCGAATGGTAGCGGTCGAACTCATCAATCGTGTTCAACATTATCGCGACGAACGTGTTCGAAGCTTTACTGAACTAATTCATTTGAAAGCAGAAGAGTTCTTGATTGACCTCAACGCCCAGATTCAAGAGCTGATTGCCATGATTAACGACGCATTGCGTACCACAAGCATTAATCATTCCTATAGTGTCCCCTATATTAACATCACCTTCCATGAAAAAGAAAAAGTATACTACTATCGTACTCTCACCAAGAACTTTAAGACCGAAGTAAAACGACCGCGAAAAACGAAAGAAGAATCCGATTCGGACTCTGACTCTGTCGCCACCGAAGAACTTCCTCAAGACCCCTTTTCCGAAGAAGAACAAATTCAACTTGCCATTCATGCCAGTCTTCGTTAATTACAACTTCGTGTATTTATCTTTTTAATAGTAGAGATGCGGTACGGATACTGGTATGCGTTTTTTCTGTTTATTCTTCTTGTGGCGATTACTGTGTCCACAAACGTAGAAGGATTCTTTGGTGGAGAATCGTTCGCCGTCCTCCAATGTTGGATGGAATGTGCGATCGAACATACCGATCACATGTTTGCGTCCCCTGCGTTCCAAACAAAGTTACGCGCACTTAAATCAATTGCGTCATAAAAGGATAGAATGTGTGGAATCTTTGGTGTGGTCGGTCTAACCGATCAGAAGCTCGACATGGTCAAGTGGTTCAAAGACTACTATCAGCTCTCTCATCGTGGTCCCGACAATGCTTACTTTGAAACCTACCATAACGTCATCGTCGGATTTCATCGCCTTGCCATCATGGACGATACTTTTCACTCCAATCAGCCCTTTATCTTAGAAGATGACCAGCGCACCGTTATTTTCATTTGTAACGGTGAGATCTATAACTTCAAGGAGTTGATTGAACAGAACTGCCTTCGTCCTATCAAAAATGACTGTATGGTGATTCCCGAGATCTATATGAAACTCGCCCGCCAGAGTCGCGAATCTGATTTTCAAAACACCATTAAATATCATGTTAAAGGTGAGTATGCGTTTATTCTCTTTGAGTTTGATCGTCTTAAAAATCTGAAAAAAGTGATCGCCTGTCGCGACGAGATCGGCATTCGCCCTCTCTATGTCAATCAAAAGAATGATATGCTGGTATTTACATCCGAACTCAAAGGTGTGATGCATTATCCCGAATCCATGATCGAGTTTCCTCCAGGCAATATGAACATCTATCATATCAATGAGTTTGGGTTGACTCGCTATGAGACATTGTCATGCCGTCGTTTGGAGAATGTACTGGTTGTTCCCCAGTTGAATCACCTGGAAACCATTCGCAATGCTGTTATGAATTCGGTTCGTCGGCGGCTGGCCGCCGATAAACCCATTGCCTGGCTTCTTTCGGGCGGCGTCGATTCTAGTCTTGTCGCCGCGCTTTCAGCGAAAATGCTCGGCAAACCCATTCGCACCTTCTGTTGCGGTATGAACGAGGGTACGGACCTCGTATTTGCTCGAAAAGTGGCCGAACACATTGGCTCCAGCCATACCGAAGTAAACTTTACTGCCGAGAAGGGTCTTGCTGCCATTGATGATGTCATTCGTACCATTGAGTCATGGGATACCACCACCGTTCGCGCCTCCGTCGGTCAATACCTCGTCTCTCGTTTCATCGGCCGTTCCACGGACTGTAAAGTCGTTATGGTCGGCGAAGGTCCAGATGAAGTCTGTTCTTCTTATCTATTTAACTGGTACGCCCCCAGCGGCGAAGCGCTTGATTTGTCCGCCAAAGAATATGTCAAGAATATTCATTATTATGATGTGAAGCGTGCCGACCGTTGTATCGCTCGTTGGGGACTCGAAGGACGTGTTCCTCTTCTGGACCCTGAGTTCATTAAAGCCTATTGGACGATTCCTGCCGAACAGCGCATGCCTACCTATAAAGGGATGGAAAAATGGTGGCTACGCGAAGCCTTTGCGGGGACCGGCTTGCTGCCCGATGAGGTCCTTTGGCGTAAGAAGGAGGCCTTTTCGGATGGTGTATCAGGACAGAAATCGTGGTTTCAAATCATTCAAGAGTGGGTGGCCGATAAAGTAACAGACGAAGAACTGGCGGGGGCTTCTGAAGTGTATCCTTATTGTACACCTAGTACCAAGGAGGCATACTACTATCGCAAAGTGTTCTGTAAATGGTTTGGTGCGCATCGTCAAGAGGTCATTCCAGGCTATTGGCAACCCAAATGGTCTGCCGATGGAGTAGAAGTCTCAGGATACATTGATCCATCGGCTCGTATTCTGGACGTGTACTCTGAGAAGAGCGATGCCTCGATTTAAACATCTTTTCTGAATAAGAATAGTATGACCGCGAATGTCGTAGAGGAAGATTGGTTTTCGTTGGATCTCGAATCTAAACTCAATAAAAAGATTGATTCTCTTCAATCCGTTGTTCAACAACAAACGGATCTGATTCAAACTCTTAGTGCGGAGATCAAGCAAATGAAACGCGAATTGGATATCACTCATCATCGTTCGCCTTGTGAACATTTATCTTCACAAAATGATCGAACCCATCAGTTGCTTGAGGAACTCAAACTCATCAAACAGCGAGAGCTGAATATGATGCTACGGGAAAAAATCCCTGTCCCCTTCTTCTCGACGAAAAGTTCGTTCCCCCACCAAAATGCGGTCGCCGTCCCTTCTCTTCCCAGCCCTCTCTTTTTGGCACAGCTCAATCGAAATACCATCAAACAATTGAATTTATAACGGATAGATAGAAATGGACAAGCACGCCATCTTATCTTTATTTCATTTGCTCTTTGTTGTTCCTCTCTTTCTTTTTATTGGATTTCAACGCTCCGAAGTCCCCCACTGGATCTACCTTGCGGTTCTCACCATCGGTTGCGTCATTTTTCTCTATCATGGATTCAAACTCTTCCTGCGTATTCAGGCACATTCCACTTATTCCTGGATCAATGCCATTCACGTCCTATTAGTCGCCCCTCTCTTGATCTACATCGGGTATCACAAGAAAGAAACTCCTCGCTTTGCCTATGAGCTTTTACTCATGGCAGCCTTTGCCGCCGCAGGATATCACCTGTTCTCCTTGGTTCGCTACGTAGAAACCTTTCCCGAAGATGGAAAACAATAAATTTGATTTTTTACATAGATATAAAAGATACAGTCATGACACATGAATACATCGACGACGAGTGTTATCGATGTATTTATTATACGAAATTTATAACGGATTATACCACTTGGACCTGTGAAATATGCCATTTAACCGAAACAGGTCACCATGATCCAGGAGAACCTATGAATGATATCATTTGGGGCCGGTACCAACTCGAATGCCAGCATCAGTTCCACATTCGATGTCTACGAAAATGGTGTAAAACGATGAACTATGTCGGCTGTATTTGCTGTGGACCCCTTCCAGAAATCGAAACCAATGAGTTCTGTAATAAGTGTGAACAATTCGGACATCCCTCCAAACAATGTCATTTATAAAAGTAAATATATATCATATTTTTAATAGATGGCACGAAAGATGATACTAGAAACGCTAGAAGAGTTTATTCGTGAGTTCGATCGATCCAATCCTGATGGTGCCTCAAAAGCACGCAAATGTTTACCCTATATTCAGTGTTTTACCTGTCTTGATACCGAGCGTATCATTGGTGACCGTGCGGTTCTTACCGCTTTTGGATACGATCCCTATATGATTCGAAGTTGTGTATGTACGGGACGCATGAAAGACCTTCATACGACGACGCATTTGAACCATACTCATAACAATCGTCCCGTGTTGTATACCGGTTCCTATGGCACTCCTCCCATTAGTAGCAAAGGCGATTTGATACGCGTCTTAGCGGAAATCTATGAACGCGATTATGAACCTCGTGAGAAAGAAGCAGAACAACTCAAAGCTGCTGCGGCGAAAGCGGAAGCCGATCGTAAACAACGGGTAAAAGAAGAGGCCGATCGTAAACAACGGGAAAAAGAAGAGGCAGATCGTAAAAAGAAACAAGAAGAAGACGACGCCCGTCGCAAACGTGCCGAAGAATTAAAACCCTATGAAAACAAAACAGAAGACGAATTGTTTCGACATGCCAGCTGGAAAGATGTTAAGAATCGCGGAGATAGGCGTGACATTCGTGACACCCATATCACCGTGGACATTGAAGCACTGATTAAAGAAGTATCTAGTATGATTGAAGTCTACAGTGGAAACCTATTTGCGTTAACCGATTTGGTTCGTAATATTGATATGAAATTTCGAGATTTCAAGTCCTACGAAAATAAAGAGGATGTCCATATTCAAGTCAAAGAAGACAAGCACGGTCATCCTTTTTTTATGAAATTTACCTATCGGTTTATCGAAGACATTGTGGAGAATCATTGCTGTTTCATGGATTTCAGTAAAAAAGTAAAAAAGATTGACTCCCATCTTATCGTGATGCGCCCAAAAGATGACAACTTGGAAGCTGTTGAAATTTGTCGTAGATTAATGAACAAAGAGGCGGAGATTATCATTAAAGGCATCTTATAGTCGAATCTCCTCTAGTTTCTTGAACTTCGTATCCTTCCCTGTTTCAATACAATTCTTGCAGTGGTAATAGAAGCTACAGCTTGATTGGAAATCCGTATTACATTTCGTACATGAAATGTTCTTATTCTCTTGATTCACTTTCATAAGGAGTTTCATCTCCTCTTGGAAATGAACACGTAGGCAATGAATCACACAATTGCCCTTTGTTAGCGCTCGGAAGTCACACCCATCAAACGGGCACGTAAACTTCTTGATTTCATCTGGATTCGCCTCCAGTTCGGGATGTTTTGAACGAATGTGAAGGTCCAGCGTCTGCTTCTGAAGGAAGCCTTTCTTACACGCTTTGCATACATGGTTCAGTTCCTCCAAATGCTTTTTCATGTGATAATGCATGGAGTTCTGACGGGTTTTTACCACATTACAGTCAGGGCATACGAAATGTCCGTTCTCGTTCTTGATATACGTCAGCGTCATGGGTTCGGGTGCATCTTTTTTTATGGCACGAGACATTTCAATTTTTATTACCCGAACCGGATCTGCCGATTTCATCGGGATCCGAGTTTAGGCTGGGTGCGTTTGCATAAATAATCTCTCCGACAGATAGAACCATGATGCCTGCTGTTGGATCCAAAGCCCAAGTATTTCACGGAACTGCGAAGCACACCTCGGGAGGCCTCACCAAGAAAGACCTCATGAAGCACCACGGACGCATTATTAGCCGCAAGAAGCACGCCGCTGGCAAGAAGGCCATCAAGCACCTCCGTGCGCTCGGCTTCATTGCCAAGAAGGGTACCTTCAAGCTGATGAGCAAGTCGATGGCCAAGGGCAAAGCCTCTCGTCGTCACACCCGTAAGCGTGGCGGCGCCGCGGGCTCCGTAAGCGCCGGATTTGCGGATGCTTCTAGCATGAAGCACTAAATTGCTTTTTTTATTCCATGATACGGTTAAATCTAACCCTATCATAGAAATGGCTCGTTCTAGAAAGCGCAGCAACCGCTCGCGGAAAACATACGGCGGCGATTTGTTAGAAAGTGTTAAACGCATTGTTGGAATGCGCAATGCAGTCAGTAAGAATGCGATTGGTTCATTTGGTTTAGCAAAAGGCGTAGAGACTCTCTATAAGGAAACCGATACTGCTGTACAATCCGCTGCTGCCGAGTTACAAAAGGCACAGCAGGACCAAGAAGCTGCGGAAGCTGAATCCGTCCGAGTACATCAACAATCTCAAGCAGCAGCGGCGGCAGCAAGTCAACAAGCCAACGCAGAGAAGGAGGCTGCTATCGCCCAAGCTCAGCGTGAGTTCGACGAAAAGCAACGTGCTGCAGAGGCTGATGAACAAAAAGCCAAACAAGACGCGGATGCTGCTAAGGTTGCCGCATTAGCAGCTGTCGAGGTAGCCCGTGTGGCAGCAGAAGAAGCTGCCAGACAAGGGGAAACCCAAGCTGCTAGCGCTGCTGCCGAGGCAAAGAAGAAGGCTACGGAAGAGGCGGCACGAGCACAAGAACTGGCACATCAAGCTGCTACACAAAAAGTAGCGGAGGCAGAGAAAGTCGCAAAAGAAGCGATTGAAGCTGCTGCTAAGGCTAAAAAAGATGCCATTGATGCTGCCAAAGTGAAAGAAGCCGCTGCAAAGAAAGCATCTGATGAGGCCATGGCGAAATTAAAAGAAAAAGCGGCAGAAGCGAATGCTCAGTCTAACAAAGTAGCTCAAAATGCTGCTGTGGCAAAGAATAACTCGTTTGCGAAAGCCATGAGCGGAATGACCACCTTTGCGAATCAAAATAAGGCAAACGTGAAGGCCGTCAATAATGGGGTCGT